CTCCTCTTTCCACAAGCGGTACGCTTCTGGGTTGTCGCCGAAAAGTTTAACGAACCTTTCGGGGAGTTGCCCCTGCGGTACGGGTATCTTGTTTTCAACGGTCTTGAAACGCTCATCGATAGAAGCTTTTAGCGCGGCATTTTCTTCACGCGTTTTTTTTAAGTCCGCGTAAACCTTTTGCCAACGCTTCTGTTTGTGCAACGGTTTTTGTTCTTCCTCCTCGTCAGGTTCCTCATCTTCCCCATCCTGCGTTTTCGGGGTTTCTTCCGTTGGTTTTTCTTCGCTCGGCGACTGCGACGGAGTTTCCTTCTCCTTTTCGTTCGCATCCTCGGCCTCAATTTCTCCTTCGGTCGGGATGTTTTCGCCCTTGAGATATTCGTTAATGTCCATACGATTACAGCGTTTTTAGTTCACGCAGAAAACTTTTATTTATTATTCAACTACTTGTTCAGATTGTGGTTCCGCTACGGGTTCGACCACGGGTTCCGCAACTGGTTCAATGGTCGGTTCAACTACGGGTTCCGGTGTCGGTTCGACGACAATGGGTCGTTCGTCATTTTCTCTGCTCATATTGATAAGTTAATTATTATTTCTTAATTTTTTTCTTCATCGCTTCCATTTGATAATCAGATTTTCCCTTCGGTTTCTTTCCGCTTACTTTATACGGTAATTTTTTTCCTTTTGGCGTTTTTGCCTCGAACTCTTTGGCGATGTCAGGGTGCTGACTGTACATAAAGCCGCGTTGAGCTTGGCTAGTGAATGGCATATTTACATTTTTGGTAAAGCATTAGTTTGTGTTGGTACTGTCGGCTCAGCCACGGGCGGCACGACCGTTTGGGGCATCGCGCCTTGCGGGGGCGGTGCGCCTGTCGTCGGGGGAGCTGTTGGTATGGGTTGTCCGCCAGCCGTAACCTGAGGTGGCGGTTGCTGTGGCGCGTAAAGCGTTTGAGGACTGGTCTGCGAAAGAAAGGTCTTATAAGCGGTTTCTCGTGGATTAGGAAAGTCCAAAGCTTCGTAGAGCGAGATAAGGTCAATTAAACCCGCTTCAGCTAGTTGCAAAGCCATGTTCTGTTTGGTCGTCGAATCCTTGGGTATCATCGACCCTTCTTTGACCATGACGCTGTATCGGCGATTACCCATGTCAGCCGATTGCAAAGTAATATATTCCTGCGCGTTCTCCTTGCCCACAATCGAAGCGATATGCGGCTGGTCGTAATAGACGAACATCATTTGAACGAACCAGTTAAAAATCTGTTCGGCAAATTTCTCGATATAAACCGACGCGCCGCCGCCGATGCGGTCGCTGTCCTGTTGTTTCTGCACGACCTTGCCCTTAACGGTTTTTTCACTCTGTGTTCCGCTTGCGCTTGACCCAGCGATGCCAAAATTATTTTTCAACTCAAAGCGATCGTCTTGCAACGACTGATACACGAAAGCCGGCAAAGGTGCACCCATGAGCTGTATCAATCCTTCATTAGGGTTGCCCGGCGTGATAATCGTTTCACCTTTGCGCTTGGCTTCGCCAATTTGCGCCGCTTGTTCTTTAGTGAAGAATTGACCATTTACAACCACCAATCCATTCGTATTTGCCACATTTGTATCAATCTGTTTGTGCTTCTTGTCAATCTGTTTTTGTATGCTGATATTCTGATGGACAAGAGTCGTGTCGTCCCACGGGTGCAAACCCAGATTGAACTGCGACAAGAAAACATAGGGCTTTTTGGGTTTCGGGAAATGGTTTGCTCCCGGTACTTCCTGTTGCGTTGTCTGCCCCATTTCATCGACAACATCTTTTTGCGTTCCGTAATTCCAATGAGGGTTTTTGACCTTATCCAAAACCTCATCTTTGAGCGTCCAAAATAAAACTTCGTCCGTCCACCATTCGGTATAATTGACCTCGGTTCCCATTTTTTCTTTGACCATTTCGGTAATATATTCCTCTTGTTTCGGGAAACGCTTGATAAGGTCGGACGCTTTATCCTTCCTAACCTCGCCGATATAATCACCCGTATATTCGCCATTTTTAATGGTCGCGTTAGGGTCAAGTATCAACTTATGTGGGCGGTCAAAATTGATAGCCACCTCGTTGTTCAAATTAGACCAACCAATTTTTGCGTATCCGATAAAGTAAAGCTGTAAATATCTGACGGCTGTTTTTATGCCTATTCGTAAACCAAGCAACTTGGCGAGGTAATTACACATCTTGGTTATCTTCTCCGATACCGCCGTCCCATCGTCGGTATTATCAGCCATGACCGTACATTCTGGCGATTGCTTGGTGGCCAAAGGCAAATAAGTTTCCAAGGCCTCAAACAACACATTATCCGACGACGGGTCACTATCCTCATCATCGCCAAGCTGATCGTCGGCTGCGCGTTTTTTGCCTAAAACGAATTTCTCGTTCCTGTCTTGCTTCTTCTTCAACCTGCTTGACCATGGCTTCCAATCGCTTTCCCATTGTTTTGCCAACTTCAAAAGCTCACTATCTTCCATGTCGAGCGTCAATTCGGGCAAAAGCGAAGAAACAATACCTTCCTTGGTACTTTCAATCCCCGGCTTGACCTTGTTAATGTCCTCGCCCAGCGAGGCGACCGCGTCGATGTTCTTTCCCATAAAAAAATAGAGACGGCGAAAAAGCCGTCCCGTCGCAGATAAAAAAGGTCTGGAATTATCTAATGCCCTCGTCGTTGATAAGGGGAGTTATTATCAGTATAGCACGATTATCTAAATAGTACAAATATATTCTTTTCTACCTTGATAAGATTACCGATTCCGTCGAAATGTAGAACGGCATTTCCACCGCGAATATCAAAAACACCCGCTTTCAACAAATCCTCAAAAAGCTTTTGTTTCTTGCGATATTCGACAAAAGCCAAAGCGTCCTCGTCGGTTAGCTCAATCGTCGTCATCATCGTCATTATGGCTTAATGATAGTCCTTGCGTTATTAAGGGGACTTTACCCTGTGGCGATACCGAGTAACCGCGCTGTATGCCTCGAATAATGCCAAGGTCACCCGTGATTTCCGCACCCCCCATACCAAACTTGGACATACCGACACGCCAATAAACCTGCGCGTGGACTAAATGGTCATCGCCCTCGCGTTCCCATTTTTTCTTCATTACCCCTAATCCGTCCATTTCCTCAACGCGCTTCATGTTTGACCAATGAGTAATCAGGTCAGACCACTCCTCACGGTTGCCGAATATCGGTATTCTTTTATCGGTCAATTCGTCCACAACTAACTGTATCATGCGATTTCGATCAACAACCACATTCCCAGCTTCTTCGTCATGCCCCCATTTTATTAACTGCATGGTCTTGCGGTCTTGGCGGTAATGACACAAGAACACGCGACCGCGATACTTTTCACGCAAAGCACGTGGTGCGATAAGGTCGCCGCCTTGGTCAAAAACGGCTATTGCCTTTGGCCAACGGCGCAACATATCCTCAATCTCGTTATAATCCGTACACATTCCATGGTGGAAAATGCCTTTTTGATTTCCCACGACATACCAAATGCGCGTACCCGTATCAACGCCAATCACAATGTTGCCGTCTTGCGCGTTAAACTCGCTAGTTAAATTGCGCAAAATAACATCTTCCGTGACCTTGTTCCCCTTGCCGACATACGGCAAACCAAGCACTTTGGTATAAAAATACTCCGCATCTTTGGTGTTAAAATTCTCCACGATCTCACGCGCCGGAACCCACGGACACATGAGCGAACTTATCCAATAACCTGATACGGGACGGTTGTTGAACTTCTTGACCCACTCCCCGCGACGACGATCATCGTCGGTTAATTCTTTCCCACAGAATTTACACACATAAATTCCTAGCTCTTGATTGATACTTTCAGGCCACGAGAGATATTGTTTTTCATTACACCATGAACACTTAATGAACCAATGCTTTTGATCAGATTGTAGAAACAACTTATGAACACCTGTTTTCTCGCTCGACGGGTGCGACAAGTACCAACGCCATTTGAGCTTAGAGTGCTTGATGCGCGTCTCGTAATCCTCAACAACTTTTTGGTTGCTCGCGTCCACCTCATCAAAAATGAGCAAATCGGCTGGGTAGGTCATCGCGGCGCGGTCAGTCCATGTTCCACGGAAGTAAATTATGCTGTTCCCCACCTGCTTCTGCTCGATGGTATCCCTATCTTTGGTCATCGCCTGCAAAATGGGATTTTGCGCAATGATGCGGTTGGTTTTTGACGACACGAACTCGCGCACGTCGCTATCGCTAGGCATCGTGTAAATTATATCAATTTTCCTTTTGTCCATTAACCACAGTGGTTTGATGTTAAAGACCGTTGACGCGCCAATCTGTGCCGGTTTCATTATCGCTTGAACGGGCGACAAATCAGAGTAAATATCAAACAAAAACATATGATCGCGAAACTCGATCGGGTCGCCCTTTTCGGTCTTGATGCCATTTTCTAAAATCCAAATCGGGAGTGAATGGTCGGAAATTTTAATCGTAGTCAGTTTCGCTAATAATTTTTTGTATTTCAGCTTCAGTTCGCCCCTGACATTCCATTCGCCTCGCGTGCCTTAACGCCTGTTTGGCTTGATAAACCCCTTCTTCAATCGAATTATTTTTACTCGCCGTACGACGCATAGCCAAAGACGCTTCTAAACGCTTACGCCCATAGACCTGCAAATAAACACCCTTAGTTGCGCCTACGGGCTGACAAAAGTCGCGCACATGGTCACGAGCGTACTTGGCGCTATCAATGCGACCATTCTTGACGCGGTATATCTCTTTACGCTTGCAGAACTTACAACGCTCAACTTTACAGCCTTTCGTGTCCTTGATAACGACAAATTCGCAATATCCGCGTTTAGGGCAATTGCGGTAGTTCATCAGGTTCAATTATAGCGATAATATCCGTTTCTTTGAGCGTTAAAAACTTCTCTCCGTCTTTGATTTCTACCTCATCAACGCCAAACTTATTGAACAAAACTTTATCCCCAACTTTAACTGACATTGGTTGTCGCTCGCCCTTGGTTCCCGACGCGATCATGCGTCCGGGGCCGACGGCGATAACCTCGCCCGTTTCAGGTTCTTCCTTCTTGGTCTCTGCTAGGATTATTGCGCTTTTCTTCTCCTCTTTTGAGATTGGCCTGACGATTATATTGTCGAAAAGTGGACGAAGCATAAATCATAATTCATCTTCATTTGGTAAATCACCAAGAATTTGCGCTATCTTTTCTTCCTCGCTAATTGGTTCAACAAACTCTGCCTTCGCCCCTAGCTTCGTTTGTAGGGCATTGGTTGCCCTTTGGAGAGGCGTTGGTGTCCTTTTGGCCTCAAAGT